GTAAGTGATGCTATGGAAGATGCGGCACAAGGCGTCGTAGATGGCACCATGGGTAACTACAGGAAGGTTATTGAGCAGGTAAACCGCGTACTGGAAGACCCAACCAAAGACGTTGACATTGTTTATATCGACCGTGATCCCTTGAAGGCGTTTGATCTGGCACTTAAGAGAGCAGCCGACATGGAGACCGAACTGGGCACGGGAAGAACTATCCCAGCTAAAGCCTTTATTGACATGCACGTAGACAGCAGAAAGGCTATTCGTGAGATAAACGAGGCATTTAAAGATAACCCTGACGTAAATATTCAAATATGGGACAACAACGGCGGCTACGGCGACCAGTTCCAGACCACCATAGATACAGTCAAGGATTTCGACTATAATGATACCGCAGAAAGGATAATGCAAAGATTGGAGGAAGCGTATGAAAATGGAGAAATCAGCGAAAACGTCTACCGTGGCTTCAAGTCGGGTCCTGACCCCAGAACGACTAGCCCGTCGAGAGCGGATGTCGCGGCTAATAGCCGAGGGAGTGAAGAACTTGGGCAAAGAGCCACTCAAGGGGACGCGATAGACTCCCCGAGGGGGTCACTTTGACTCGGAGAAAAATCTAGTCGAATCAATTACCGAAGAGCAGCGAAAAGCGTGGCGGGAAGCCAACAAAGGCAACTTTAGGCAAGTACAGACGCCTGAACTTGCTGACGCTGCTCGAGACCTTCAGGCCAACAAGATATCTGTTGAGGACTACGCTCAAAAAGTAAAAGAGCTGCGTCCCATCGAGCTAATAACTGAGATACCTAAGATTTCCTCTTTTGAGGAGATAGCCTACGCGCTCGATAAAAATAAAGTCGAAAAGGGCCTGATAGGACTAAACAAAGAAATTGCTGATGGCACTATGGTCGGTTCTCGGCTAGATATTCCTGCATACAACCAGTTTGACACGTGGGTTGTCTCTCTGCACGAAGGTGCGGGAGTCAGCGGGCCCTCTATAGGTTATGGTAAAGTAGCTGTTTTGGACGATGTTAAGTTCAACAGTAATCCTGACGCGGCGCTAAATGTGGCGACAGGTAAGAAAGACAAGGCTCCATTTGCTAGAATGAACGGTAAGTGGCGTAATATGGAGGCCGAAGAGGTAAAATCTTTGGCCGAGAAGTATTTGAATGACCCAGAGTGGACGCAAGTAGGAATGAATCCCTATCGGCATTCATTCTTCTATGATAAAAACACTGGAATGCCTGTGGCGTCTGCCGATCAGGTAATACAAATAGGTCCTTTGGTTCTGGCTAAGAACACGCAGACGAGGCCATTAAGAAGTCCTGAGCATCAGTTGAAGAAGAGCGATCCAGACAATCCTCAGTATTTCGAGCGTGGTGGTAACGTAGAGCGCGTTAAGAGAGACCCAAAATATATTTAGGACAGCATCATGCCTATAGATAAAGTCGTAAATCTAGCCCCTGTCAGTGAAATGGTGGAGGTTGAGATAGAAGGTCCTGAAATCGAGATTGAGCTTGAGGATGACGGCTCCATTGAGATTGAGGTAGAAGAAAAGGAAGAAAACGGCTTTTACGACAATCTCGCTGACGAGATTGATTCGCAGGAGCTGGACCTTATTTCTCTGAACCTGATGACTTTCTTTGAGGCGGATAAGTCCTCAAGAAGCGATTGGGAAGACACCTACGCTAAAGGCCTTGATTTACTTGGCCTGAAGATGGAAGAACGCACCAGGCCCTTTCGTGGCGCGACAGGCACAGTGCACCCAATGCTGACCGAAGCCATTGTGCAGTTCCAAGCACAGGCGTTTAAAGAGCTTATGCCCGCTGGTGGTCCTGTTAGGACCCAGACTCTAGGCAAAGAGACCTTGGATAAGGTCCAACAAGCCACTCGGGTTCAGGACTTTATGAACTATCAGATAACTTCGGTGATGAAAGAGTACACGCCGGAGTTCGATCAGTTGCTGTTTTACACGGGATACGGTGGTTCAACCTTCAAAAAGGTCTATTACGACTACCCGCTGGGCCGAATGGTTAGCCGAGTGGTGCTTCCTGACGATCTTTATATCCCATACAACGGCTCTAGCGTCATTTCTGAGTGCCGTCGCATCACTCACCGCATTGCAATGGACTCAAATGAGTTCAAAAAGCGCGTAATTGCGGGCGAGTATCTTGATATTAAGCTGGAACCTGACGAATCAGGCAGCAATAACGACCAAATTAGCGCAACGATTGACAGAATTACCGGAATTCAAGCAACTGGAGAGCCGGAAGAGCTCTTTTTGTTGGAATTTCACGTCGATTTAGACATTGACGGCTACGAAGACGCTGATGAAAAGGGCAATGCGACTGGAATTAAGTTGCCTTACGTCGTAACCATGGACGAAAGTACCGGACAAATAGTTTCAGTGCGTCGAAATTGGAAAGAAGACGACGAATATAAGTGTCGGCGTGAATGTTTTGTGCATTATGTGCTTGTAGAAGGGCCGGGCGCCTACGGATTAGGCTTTGTGCACTTAATCGGCGGCCTTTCTAAGACCGCAACTGCTGCATTGCGTCAATTAATTGACGCTGGAACACTTTCTAACCTTCCTGCGGGCTTCAAGGCCAAAGGAGCCCGTATTGCAGCGGATGATGAGCCTATACAGCCGGGCGAGTGGCGGGATATTGACGCTGGTGGCGCGGAACTGGGCAGTTCATTGCTGCCACTGCCGTATAAAGAGCCTAGCCAGACGCTATTTGCCCTCTTAGGCTTTACTGTGGACGCCGGTAAGCGCCTTGCAAGCATTGCAGACATGCAGGTAGGGGATGGCAACCAACAGGCTGCTGTGGGCACCACAATCGCTCTGCTAGAGCGTGGCTCTATGGTCATGTCGGCCATACACAAGCGCCTGTATTACGCCCAAACGCAAGAATTTGAGATGCTGTTCAAGGGATTCGGCGAGTTTCTGCCGGATGAGTACCCGTATGACGTGCCGGGAGCCTGTCGCAGCGTTAAAAGGGCTGACTTTGACAATATGGTCTCGGTCCTTCCTGTGGCCGATCCAAACATATTCTCTGCTGCCCAGCGCATTACGTTAGCTCAGACCCAGCTACAGTTGGCCCAGAGCGCGCCTCAGATGCACAATATGTACGAAGCGTACTATCGTGTGTATCAAGCGATGAACGTGCGGGACATCGACGGCATCCTGAAGGTCCAGACCAATCAGATGCCCAAGGACCCAGCCAGCGAGAACATTGACGCTGTGGATGGCAAGCAGCTTAAGGTTTATGCGGGCCAACAGCATGATGCTCACATTGCGTCTCACCTGATGATGGGAATGTCCCCTTTGATACAAGCCAATCCTCTGGCTGCTTCAGAATTACAGAAGCACGTGCTTGATCACGTTAAGATCAAGGCGGAAGAGGACGCTGAGGCGGAACTTTTCCAAGAATACGGTAACGACCCAGACCGCATGGTTTCTGACATGCAACGTGAAGCACTGATTGCAATTAAGGTTTCTCAGTACATGATGGAAGCCAAGCAAATGCAGGCAGAGCTCTCTGGTCAAGGCCAAGCGGCACCTGATCCTGTGGTCCAGCTTAAGGAGCAGGAGCTCCAGCAGCGTGCGGCTAAGGACCAGATGGACGCACAGCTTAAGCAGCAGAGTCTTGCTAACGAGCAGATGCGTATTCAGCAAAATGCAGAGGCCAGTCAAGATCGCATAGAGTCTCAAGAAAAGATTGCGGATCAACGTGCTGAAGTGGCTCGAGAACGTATTTACGCTCCGAGAGGATAAGAAAATGCCGTTAAAAAGAGGCAGTAGCCGTAAAACAATCGGAAAAAATATAGGTGAATTGGTTAAAACTTACGAAAAAAAGGGTAAGATAGGCACCAGTAAACCAAAGAGCAAAAAAGCAGCCCAAAAACAAGCGGTTGCAATAGCTTTGAGTAAAGCGGGTAAGTCGCGCAAAAAGCCTGTAAAGAAAAGTAAAGGCGGCGCGATAATGACTGTTAAGAAAAAAGACGGTAACAGACCCGTAAAGATATACTAAAGGCCTTCCAGATGGTGGCATTAAACCGTCTGCTCACATGGAAAAACGACCATGCTAGAGTTCGCCGAGCGCGTTCTTAAAGACATTAGAAAGCTAGAAAAGGACACAGAAGCGATTGTCTTGAATGGAACCGTAACTGATATGGAGCGGTATCGTTTCCTTATGGGCAGGTTGGAAGGTATTCGTTTGGTGGACAGTATTGTCCGCGAAGAGCTGAAGAAGTATAGCGACGATTAACCCCAACACAGGAGCCTATATGGAATCTGAGAAGAAGCTGACAGCACTAGAGGAAAGGTGGCAGCAAGAAAAGACTGTTGAAAAGTCTGGTCTTGATCGAGCCTACACGGATGACGGTAAGGTCGATGAAGAGAAATTGGCCGCTAGTGTTATCGACATGATCCCCCAGCCTACTGGATGGAGACTGGCTATTCTGCCTTATAGAGGAGCTAAGTCGACAAAAGGTGGGATTCTTTTTGCTGAAGAAACTAAAAAACGAACTGAATTGGCTACAAACGTAGGCTATGTCCTTAAAACGGGCGATTTAGCTTATGCAGATGAGTCAAAATTTCCCCATGGTCCGTGGTGTAAAGAGGGCGATTGGGTGATTTTCGGCAGATACGCGGGGTCACGTATTCAGATAGATGGCGGGGAGATACGTCTTCTAAACGATGATGAAATTCTGGGCATTGTAAATGACCCAGAAGACATTCTGCACATGTAAGGAGAACGGAATGGGTCAAGAGAATAAGCAAGACGATCTTGAGTTTGATATTGGCGAAGATGAGCAAGAGGCTACTGTAGACATGAACGAGGATGGCTCCGAGGCCAAACTTGTTGAAGAAGAGAAGCCTGAGGTCGAAGAAGAGGAGAAGCCCGCAGACGAGAAGCAGGCTGCTCCTAATAGCGAGGAGCTGGATAACTATTCGGAAAAAGTTCAAAAGCGAATAGACAAGCTCACAGCTAGGCTTAGAGAGCATCAGCGTCGTGAAGAAGCAGCGATTGAGTATGCCAAAAGTGTGCAGGAGACCAATGAACAGCTTCAAAAGCGGTATGCTCAGACCAACACAGAGCGTATGGGAGAAGCCAAGGGACGCATTGATACCCAGATACTAAGCCTTAAAAGCGTTATCAAAAAGGCCAAGGAAGAGGGTGATATTGAGACAGAAACTGAGGCACAACAAAGACTTACCCAAGCGATTTGGGAAAAGAACAATGTTGAGCAGGCAGAGAGGCAAGCAAAGAGCGCCCCTGCACAGGAGTCTCAGAAGATGCCTGAAGAGCTCGCAAAGCCTGTTTATCAAGTAGATGAGAAGGCTGAAGAGTGGGCAGAGCGTAATCCTTGGTTTGGTAAAAATATAGTGATGACGAGAACCGTAGAAGGAGTTCATACGGAGTTGGTCAAAAACGAAGGGTTTGACCCGACATCAGACGAGTATTATGATGAGATAGATCGAAGAATGAGAGACATTTTTCCTCAGGCATTCCAGCCTCAACAGTCGGAACAGCCTGCACAAACAAACAGAAGCAACCGGCCCGTGCAAACGGTTGCTCCTGCTACCCGGTCATCTGGGGTTAATAGTTCAGCACGCCGCACGATCAAGTTGAAACCTAGTGAGGTTGCAATAGCGAAGAAACTAGGGGTGCCACTTGAAGAATATGCCAAATTTGTGAAGAGGTGAGAACATGAGCGACAAACCATCAGTTCCAAAGCTGTCCCGCAGCAAGCGTGACTCTGAGACCAGAGAAACCACTGCGCGTCGCAAACCATGGGCACCACCATCACGGCTTGATGCTCCCGAAGCTCCAGCAGGCTATAAGCACCGTTGGATCAGAAGGGAAACCGCAGGGGCCGATGACAGAATGAATGTCACTGCCAAGTTACGTGAAGGCTATGAGCTTGTAAGAGCCGACGAATACCCTGAGTTTCAGGGTAGCACCGTTGAGGACGGCAAGCATGCTGGCGTAATTGGAGTAGGGGACGTTGTTCTGGCTAGAATCCCTGAGGAAACCGCAGACGAGCGCCGCGCATATTATCAATCTCGCACCCATGATCAAATCAGGGCTGCTGACAATGATCTTATGAAGACTAACTCGCATAGTTCAATGAAGATCAATGCTCCTGAAAGGCAGTCAAAAGTAAGCGTCGGAGGGCCTAATAGGTCTAACGACTAAACTTTTTACTTTGTTAAAGGACATTTATCATGGCAAACGTAGACAAAGCATTTGGTTTGCGTCCTCTCGGTAATCTGTCTGCCTCTGGTTCTCAGAAGCAGTACGGTTACGAGATCGCAGATAACCAAGCAGGTGCTATTTATCAGGGTGACCTAGTTACTCTGAAAGATGGCTACATCTTGCAGTTTGACCCTGCATCTCATAGTGCAGCGGTAGGCGTGTTCAATGGTTGTAACTACATTGATCCAACCACGGGTAAGCCTACTTGGTCTAACTACTACCCCGGTTCTGTCAACATCACTCAAGGCAAAATTACTGCTGAGGTGATTGACGATCCAAATCAACTGTTCATCATTCAGAACGACGGCACTTCAACTGCTGCTGATTATGGCAAGAACGCTGATATCGTCGTTGGCACAGGTAGCACCACCACTGGTGTTTCTGCTAACGAGCTCGATACCAGTTCAATTGCTACAACTGCTGCGTTGAACCTGAAGGTCATAGGTCTTTGGGATGTTCCCGGCAATGCTGTGGGCGCTAACGCTGTCGTTGTGGTTAAGATCAACGAGCACCTGTACGGTAGTGCAGGCGTTGCTGGCCAATAAGGAGTAACTGACCATGGCGATTTCACGTTCACAACT